AGTTCTGATGATTTGTAAGCCATTGAGACATTTGTTGATGACGCTCTGATGGGTTGTGAATTGTCCAAGCAATTATGTAAAACTCACGCACACTACATAGGTCTTGTCCTGTAGAGTGAAGCGCTAGAGTTAAAACAAGTGCTATTAGCCATTTCACGGGTACGCCCAGATAATGATGTAACTACAGAAAATGACAAAAGCAGAAATACAGGCTGCGGCAATAAATGCAATCAGCCAGTCTTTCATTTACTGCCTTCTTTCAGAAAGGTTGTATTGTCCAACAGCACTTGGCGCAATTACCGACCCAAGTGGCGCTGATTCTTGAGAAAGCATACCGCCTACACGTTGCAATAATTCTGGGCGATTACGCAACAACATATCAATTAGCTTTTGTCCACCTTGGCTATAGGCAGCGGGGACTCCAATTGCCGTTGCTGTGCCAACAGTAGGTTCAGATAGTAAGCCATAGCCACCACCTATTCCAAGCGCAAGCCGACCTGTTTGAGATGCTCCTGTTGTGTCGCCAATGACTTCAAGTGCGGCATCCGAAATGTCTTGGCCTTTAGCTTTACCTCTAGCAAACGAGGATTTGCGTCTAGTTGGGTCTTCTTGGCGAACAGCAGTGGCAAATTGTTTAGGAGTAAAAACGCCACTTTTTGCGCCAGTATTAGCCGCAGCTACATTGATTACAGATAAATCACTAAAAGCGGCATCAACTCTACGCAATGTTGGTGTTTGCTTAGGATTTTGGAAATACAACTCTTTTTTAAGTACCTTCAGAACATCGCTTAACGCATATCCAATTTCTTTTTCAGAAGCACTTGCACTATTAACATAATCGCTTGCTTTCTGTCGTAAATCACTCTCAATACCTTTGTATGTTTTACCATCAAGTTTTTGACCTGAGAATTTACTTAAAACGATGTCATTCAAAGCTGCAGCGACCTTTTCTCTTTGATCTGCTGATAAACTTTTAGCCTTAGCAAGTTCACCTAAAATATTGCTAGTTGTTGCAAAATCCAAGTCAAATGTTATTTTTGACAAAACATCGTCATATTTATCAGATACTGTTTTTGACGCATATTCGATTGCATCTCTACCAATTACATCAGCAGGAAGACTTAATTTGTCTTGTTTTGTTGGGTCACTTGCTTTAGCTAATGCCTTGTTAATTACACTCTTGTTAAAATCAAACAATACACGTTGTTTTGCATTTTGAATGCTTTGACCAACTAAAGGAATGTTCTCGGCAAATTCCTCAAGTGTCTTAAATTGTCCACCAAGGGTTTGACCAGTAGTAGGCGTAATTCCAAGCTCACGCATGGTTTTCTCTGCTTTGGAAACCAATGGGTTGAGAACTCGTCCCGCACCCGCAACCACCTTTTCACCGATGGGGCCAGTAACTCCACCTAAAACAACTTGTTCAGTCTTTTGCTCACCAAACTCACCTTCTCCGACTACTGGTTGCATAGCACCGCCTACAGCGCCAGCAGTTGCCGCCTGACCAACAGTAGACAATCCTTTAGCCCTAGCCAACTGAGCAACACGAGCCGCAGGAACAAGACTAGCAGGGTTAAGAATATTGCCACCCAAACGTGCAGGATCAAAGCCAGACTCTCCCGCTTGCTCACGTTGGGCTTGATAGGCTTGCTCTTCAGCTTTAGCCATGTCATCTACACGTTTTGCTTCTCTGTAAAGCAACTCACTCAAAGAGTTAGGCTTAGTGCCACCCAAACTAGCTAATGCTCCTAAAGCACGAGGAATCATCTGTGCGCCTGCAGTGATAGGGTCTTTCAAACCCATTAGGAAGCCAGACGAAGGTGCTTTTGCTTGTGGCATATCTGCAGCAATAGCTTTTTCTATTTGCTCATCAGACATTCCATCTGGAAACTCGATTATATCTTTTCCTACTTGAACATAGATAGCCATATCAATTCCCTTTTATGTTCTCAATTTTTCCAGTTTGCTGATTCAAACGTTTTGTTGGCGTTTGTGTTGGTGTACTAACAGGTGCATTCATGGGTGTTATTGGTAATGCTTCGCCTGGTTTACTCGATGCCTGCTTCTGAAGACGCTCAATATTCTTTTGAACTTTTTTTTCTGCATTAATCAAAATACGTTTCATAGATTCTGGCTCAAGACGTTGATTTCCAGCCACTACATCTTTTAAGTATTTAAGTTCTTCGTTAGAGTCATTTCCACCAAATTGCACCAAACGAGGAATTACAATTTCGCCAATGTTTGCCAAGAACACTTCTGTGTTTTCAAGTTTCTTTTGACTGCCGATTGAGCCAAACGAATATTTGGTTGCTGCCGTTTGTTCAGGGCCTAAACCACCCGCATAAATTCCTTTGTTTAACAAGGTAAGTGCATCTTCATAGGCTGTTTTTAATGAGAATTGATTCTCAATGTTGGCTACATTTGTGCCAATTATTTCACTTGCTTTCTTACCTGCCGCACCAGTATCTAAATTAATACCACCGATAGTGACGTTGCCAGTGCCTTTGCCAACGCCTTCAACCTTTTTGGTTGCGTATTCAAGCATACGTTTTTGGAAAGGCTCAGTGCCTGGTTGCAAGCCTGCATCAATCAATGTTTTGGCAAACTCAGAGTACTTCTGTGTATCAGGGCCTTTATAGATTTCTGCGCCAGTAGTTGTGTCTACCAAAGCATTGCCAACAACAACAGTCCTCTTAGACTTATCATCTAACTTATCTAGTTCAGCCAATTGGGTTGTTAATATGCGACTTGCACGAGTATTCTCTGGGGTAGGTTCTTGCATCCGAAGTTGGTCAAGCTGATCTGTAATGCGAGCCTTCTCATTTGCAATTACGATTTCTTTTGGAATTGCTTGTGAACGCTCACGAGAAGCCGAAGCATCAGATGCCCTACCTGCCGCTAAACGTTGTTGTTGTTCAGCAATCTGTACTTGAGCCTTACGAGCAAAGTCAGCTAAAGCAAAAGCACCTTGTTGGTCGCCCATTTGAGCAAGAGTTTTAGCCCCATTTAGCAAAGAAGTAGGATCGGACTGATCTAATTGACCAAGAACCTGTTGCCTAGCACTGATTAGCTTCAACTGAGGGTCTTCTGCACCCAAAGCACCACCAATCACATCACCAAGTCCTCTAGCACCCGCATAGATCATTGCCTGTCCACGAGCCGCAGGGTCTAAATTAGCCAACTTAATACCTTCGCTTAAAGCAGAGGCACGTTGTTGTTGACCATACATTTCAGGGGTTAGGCCAAATAAACCCTCAACTATAGTTGCCATGATTTATTCCTTAAAATTTAATTGCAGTTCTGAATGCCGAACCTGGATCAAGTTGATTACCAATAGCCTTAGCAGCCATGTCTACTCCGCTAGACAAAAGACCTGAAGAGCCAAGTGCGCTAAGTGCTGTTGCATAAGGGTTATTGGTAGCGGCAGGGCCAGTAGCCAAAGCCACACTTTGACCAGTACCTTGTAGCCCAAGCCGTCCAACGTCATAACCAGTTGTTGCACCAATTTTTCCTAAATCAATACCCATTGTTAGTGGCTGTTGACCCGCACCCTCTAGTGCTTGAACTTGTCCCAAAGCAGTCGTATAGGGCGAGTAAGCGGCTTGTTGACCACCATAGTACTGACCCATCGTAGTAGCACCAGTACCCAAGAGTCCCGCACCAAACAGGACGTTCTGCTGACCTTCTCTTTGAGCATTAGCCGCCAATAAAGCCTCTTGTTGCGCACGAGCGTTATACAAAGCCTGTAACTCAGGAGTTGTAGCACCCAAAGTACCACCCATAGCAACAGAAAGACCCGCACGACCTTGTTGTTGGAGTTTGTTTTGCAGATTAGCCAACTCTAGTTCACGACCAGGTTGTAGCAAAGCCATCTGACTCTTTAAATAGTCTTGAGCGACTTGCTCTGGAGTTTGAGCCAAATACTTGTTACCCAATGCAAACAAGCTCTGAGCGCCTGTTTGGAGGGGTTCAAAGGCTTTCTGAGCGCCTTCTGCTTGTGTTAAACCAGCTTCTGCAAGTTTAACAAACCTATCTTGAGCCGCTTTAGCTTCAGGACTTAATGTGTAGGCTGCGCTTGTTAATCGACCAGTAGTAGGATCAACCTTAAATTCTGAAGTGCCAAACCTAGTAGTCATGCCAACAGGACGAAACTGAGCAGCGGCCTTGGCAGCGGCAGTCTCAGCTTCAATAGCAGATTGAGCCTTCTGAGCCGCTTCTTTAGAAGTTTGGGCTTGCAAGATACCACCACCAGTTGTCAAAGCACCAGTAACAGCTTTACCTAGTACGCTTTCTGCCGCTTTTGTTGCCGCAGTAGTCAATAGACCACCCGCCGCCGCAGTAGTTCCTAAAGTAGAACCAGTTAAAACACCAGTTCCCGCTAGAGCCGTACCAGCTTTGATACCAGTTCCTGCGCCCATTCCAGTAACAGTTGGAGCTGTTGCCGCAGGAGTCAATGCCGTAGGAGTTAATGCTGTCGCACCAGTAGCCGCACCTCCTCCAGAAAGCAACCCTGCATCAGCTAGTGCTTCACCTGCAAAGGGTACTGTTGCACCACCACTAGAAAGCAAACTTGCATCTGCAAGTGCCTCACCCGCAAAAGTAGTTGCACCAGTAGCACCCGCATTTAATATGGATGGCAAACCAAAGAGCAACCCTGCACCTATTGCAAACTCTTTTAAGCCGCTTTTAACTTCTTGTTGAGTGCCAGTTTTCTCAAATTCACCAGTAGGTTTGTATTGAGTAAACTCTCCACCTTCCTTGTTATCAGTAGCTTTATAGGTGATAACATTCTCAAGACCACCTACTTGTTGATCTTCACCAGACCCAGTAGTTGTGTAAACTGGTTGAACAATGGTGTCACCCAAGGTAACTGTTTGACCTTGAGGGACAGTTTCAGCCACACGAGCCGCAATCTGTCCTTCAGGTATGCCAACAGTCTCAGCCATCTGAGCAGGTGAGATTTTGTAAGTCTCCATAGCCGCAACGATGTCGGCATCGCTCATGCCTGGATTAGCAAGCAAGAACTCTACAATTTGTGCATTAGTCACGGCCATGATATTTATTCCTCTTCTTTAGGCAATTGAGCCTCTGCTTGCTCTTTAATCTTCAAAATCAAAGGCCACACACCAGACTTGGCTGGCATCTCACCCAATACATTCAAAATGAATTGGACTTCGTTTGTTTCTAAATTCAGATTCATGCTTGACCCCAAGGTGTCCCAGTAGCCGTCACAGGATTCTTCTGCAAAGCAATGTTAGCGGCTAGTGCATCTTCTGTGGCTTGCTTGTCAACAGATTCCCAAACCCATCCAAGCACTGTGGCTTGTGTCAGGTCTGCATAGGGAATCGTAGGTGTTCCATCTGCCCATGAGCAAGTGGAATAGATAGAGGCTGTGTAGTCTCCATCTACTGCTGTGGCTTGCCAGTGGGCTACTGTTACAAAGCCGTTTGAGGTTTCTCTGTCGAGAGTTGAGATAGTCCAAGTCGTAGTCATTTTGATTTCCTTTTAAAGATTAGCGGCAGCCAAACGCTGACGCAGTGATTGAATTTCAGCAACCAAGTTTGCAATAATTTCAGATGACGATGCTTGCATTGATTGATAAGCAGGACTTCCATCTTCTTTTACAGCGTCTTTTTCACCACTAACAGAACTTGGTGATACTTCAGCAAATTCATGCGCAATAAAACCAACGCCTTTAGAGCCATCTTCTGACCAAGTCCAACTTTTTGGTTTTAAGGCATCAATAAATGCGCCAGACCCAGTTAAAGGCAACTGATTGTTTTTTAATCTGTAATCAGATGTTGTGTTGTATACAGTAACTGTTCCGTTTGTAGCAATTGAACCACGTTCTGTAAATGTCGTGCCATCAGCAAACGCCATGTGATAACGAGTGCCACTAGCTGTATTAATCCAACTTTGTATATTACTAGCAGTATTGGTTGAATTTCGAAACAGAGCAGAAACATCAGAAGCATTCACAGACTGAAATTTAGGAGTTCCATAAACACTACTCGTAGTACCCACAAGCAAATTACCAGACGAATCTATGCGGGCACGTTCTGTCGCAGTACCTGTATCAGCACCATTTGTGTAAAAAGCAAGGTTTGAACCGCTACCAGTAGCATTTGAAATCTGCCCAAGGCGAACTTGGTCTGATTGTTTATCAGTACCTGAACGCCATTGAATGTGCATACCCTCATTAGCTCCACTTGATGAGGTGTCGTTAAGAATCAAACCAACGCCATTACCGCCATTAATAGTTTGGGAAATTTCAACTCTTGCGCTTGGACTTGTAGTCCCCACACCCAAATTCCCAGACGCATCCAATGTCATGGCTTGCGTAAAGGTGATAGCGTTCCCTGCTGTGCCTGATGCGGCTTGTTGCCATCTATAAGAACCATCTGTCTGCAATTCAAATGATGAAGCTGCTGCTGTCTGAATATATCTGCGTGAGCCTGCACTGTTTAGAAATTGGTTATTTGCTAGTTCTACAAAGTTTGTAGATGAGTTACCCCGCACACACCCCGTAAACCCAAATTGAATAGCCTTTACATCGCTATTCCAAGCACTCGGTGTAACACCAAGCCCTAGATTGCCTGAGGTGTCAAGGGTTGCTCTAGTTGTGCTACCAGTACGCAAACGCAATGTATTGTCAGAGCCACCAATTAAAGTGATGTTGTTGTCTTGGTCTCTATCTGCCATTAACACGCCATCAACGCGCAAACCATTACCACCGCCACCAGTAGTTACATATCCTGTAAAAGTGCCATTCCCAGCTACGCTAAGTTTCTGTGAAGGCGAACTTGTCCCAATACCCAGACCTGTCGAGGTTAGGCGCATACCTTCTGTAGTAGTGCCAAGTGAACCGGCATTAAACTTAATAGCACCACCATCAGCAACAAGGTTTAAATTGTTGTTTGCTGTATAGAGTGCCGCTTCAGCACCGCCAATTCCAGCATAGTTAAATGTTGCACCTGTACGAATTAAAATGAGGCTTTTTCCTGAAGTGCTATCAACCAACTTTAGGTCAACTTCGCCAGAAGATGCCCCAGCCGCACCAGTTGATGTCAAGTTTCCCGCCCCATCAAAAGTAAGCGCAGAGCCACTTGTCAGAACCTTTGAGCCGTTAAGGTAAGTAACTCCGTTTGCTGTGCCTCCAGAGAGGGTTACAGAGCCAGAAGCCGCTAGTGTCGTGAAAGCACCAGTAGTCGCTGTAGTAGCACCAACAGTACCATTGATGTTGATAGAGGCTGTACCTGTTAGGTTAGTTACAGTACCGCTAGAAGGTGTACCCAATGCACCACCATTGACAACAGGTGCGCCAGCAGAGCCTACATTGACCGCTAGAGCCGTTGCTACTCCTGTTCCTAGACCTGATACACCTGTAGAGATAGGAAGTCCTGTCGCATTGGTCAGGGTTGCACTTGTAGGTGTTCCCAATATTGGAGTCACCAAAGTAGGTGAAGTCGCAAAGACATTAGCACCGCTACCTGTCTCATCTGTCAAAGCACCTGCCAATTGAGAGGAGGTGAATGAACCTAAAGAGGTTGCATTACCAACAGAAGTGACTGCACCTGTTAAGTTAGCGTTAGTGGTGACGTTACCCGCTGTCAGACCAGAGGCAGTACCTGTGATGTTTGTGCCTACCAAAGCAGATGGAGTGCCGAGGGCAGGAGTAACCAAGGTGGGTGAGTTGGCAAAGACTAAAGCACCACTTCCCGTTTCATCAGATACCGCAGAAGCTAAGTTTGCTGAACTAGGAGTAGCCAAGAACGTAGCTACACCCGTACCAAGACCTGAAACACCTGTTGAGATTGGCAAACCAGTTAAGTTAGTTGCGACACCAGAGGCAGGAGTTCCCAAGGCGGGAGTCACAAGTGTTGGCGAGTTTGACAACACTACAGAGCCTGTGCCAGTAGATGAAGTTACACCAGTACCACCATTAGCCACTGCTAGAGTGCCAGTAATATCGGAAGTAGAAAGAGTTACTGCATCCCAAGAAACATTCGTTCCATCACTTTGGAGATACTTGTTTGCTGCAGAGGTTTGAACAGGTAACAGATTATTGATAGCTGCAGTAGCCGTAGAAGCTCCTGTACCACCATCAGCAATGGCTAAGTCTGTAATACCAGTAATCGAACCACCAGTAATTGCCGCAGCAGAGTTATCTGTCTTAGTCGCAATGGCAGTTGAGATGTTATTGAACTCGGTATCAATCTCAGTACCTCGCACGACCTTGAGTGGATCGCCAGGCGTGAGGTTGTCTTTGGTGGCGAAGTTAGTACTTTTTGTGTAGTTACTCACGATATTTTCCCGTCTTTAGATTGAATCTCAATTTTCTGAATCGACAACTGAGTTCCGTTGATAGTAGTTTCGTAACCTGTTTGCACAATTTTACCCGCACCAGATGCGTTTACGTCTAATGTTTTGATAAGCAAACCACCTGAGTATTCAGCTACTCCGTACTCAGCAAGCCCATACTCATAGTTCTGTTGGGTAGGAATAAAAGCATTCCCAGACAAATAGTTGGCGGCAAAGTCAAAGCCCCACTTAATCGTCACAAACTGGTTAGAACCACCAATGATGATTGTTTTAATTCTCTTGAGGATAGAAATCTGGTTCTGATTACCAAGGTCTGCATGGTTCGTAAAGTAGCTCAATCGGTAAGTAGAAGTGTTATCCAAGAAACTTCCATACTTGCCAATAAAGCCTGTTTTACCAATATACAAGTCACCATTGCGAAGCGAATAGAGAGCTGTAGGCGTAATAGAGTCCCACTTGGTCACTCTAAACGCACCATCTTGAAGTTGCATCTTTGTATCAAAACAGAAGACCTGTCCCGTAACAGGCAGAGTCAACAGATAAAAAGCATTCTTTTCTGAGTAAACAGACTTCAGATTAGCAAGAGTTTCTACCGCCAAAGAGGAAATAAGGTCAGAACGTACATTCTTAGACAAGTCTCTCAGTGGTGCAGACTTCTCTTGGATCGTCCTCATCAATGAACGAACACCTGAGTCTGATAAGAAGATAACGTCTGTGCCGATACTTTGTATGGTGTCTCTAGCAATACACCCAATAGAGCCTACTGTGTCTGATAGAACCAAAGATGCGGGTGTCGAAGCACCAGAATAAACAAGAATCTGCCTCTTACCAAAGATAAAGAAGAAGTCATTGTGCGCTGCCAAACCCATGATCTCATCTGCGCCATTAGGCCAAACACGAGATACATCCAATGTTCCTGAAGTGCCACCACCCCATACATGACCTGCAATTAGATCAGAGAAGGTAATCGTCACCTTATCTGTAGATGTACTAGCCACCCACAGACGACCAAACGCAGAGATAGCAATGTTGGCTAAAGGAACAGTCCCTACATAACCAGACTTCTCAGATACTCTACGATACGTAGTAGTACTTATAGCAGGGTCAAAGATGAGGGGGTCGTGTCCTGTTTGGAAAAAATAAGCTATTCCATTCAAGGAGGCACATTGCCAGTTAGATGCCGTAATAGTAGGGGCAGAGCCTCCACCACCATAGGTCAACTCAGTCACCGCATTAGCAGTACCAAGTTTAAATAATTTGTTGTTACCCGCAAACAGAACAGTCAAAGTGCCATCAGTTTGGACTAACTCATGTATCACGCCAACAGGATTAGACCCAAGATCACCAGATGAGGAATTAACATGGGTGTAGCCCTTACGAGCGCCAATACGACCAAACTGGTCAATCACACAATTAGCCGCAGTTAAAGCAAAGCCAGAGGACAAATCTAATGGCGAATCTTGCGTGTTCAGGCCATAAAAGCCTGGTGCGCTAATGCTTTGACTTTGAAGTGGTGATGCCATTTAGACCGCCACAAAGTTGTCTTCAGGGTAACGAGTAGACTCCAATGCAATAGCATCAGAGAGCATTCCACGGAATAGAGCGTACGCCTCATTAGAAGCAGTCCCGCCATCCTCACCACGCTCAATCAAAGCACGAGCATAAGCACTCTGAGCAACCAAATAGTCCAAAACCTTCACAGATGTGCCATCAGCAGACAAAGCAGCTTGAGGAATAGTCAGGTCAAACAACAGAGTAAAAGCACCATTAGGTACTGGAAATAAGTCTACTTTGGTGTCTCCACTACCATCTACACCGCTAAAGCAGAACTCTGAAGGGATAGATTGTGAAGGAGCGCCAAGGTTTAGTTTGCGGTTCATGTCCACAAACTCAATATTACGTAGACCAATCAAACTTGTTGTGTTGATTGCATCATTGATACGAAACTTCTGCCCAGCACCTGTCAAAGCATAGGAACTTGTACCAGAAGTAGTCGTTACTGTGATTGTTTGAGCCAAGACGTTCCATGAATAAGAGTCTTCAATCTGTCTCTTAGCATCATTGACAAACTTGCCAATCAAAGCGGAATAGGTTGTCTCTGAAACAGTAGAAACAGTAGTCTCCCGCAAACGGGTAAGCACATCATTAACAAGTTCTAAGTAGGTCATGTTCTTTGCGCCCCATATAAGACTAATGTATTTGTGGATGACATCTCTGAGTCTGCCTCGGGGGTAATCCTGATTTGATCTCCCTCTTCAAGCACAACATAAGCACCACCATCAAATCTAAGGTACTGTGTTGCCGCTATCTGATAAGCATCAACAACTACAATCTCAGTGCTTGCGCTTGAGTCATACCACCAGACACTTACAGTCTTGTTGTTGCCAGTATGGTTGGAGATATAGCAGAGATTCCAAAGTGCATAGTAACCAGTTGGAACTGTATAGACTGTTGTCTTAGTTCCTGCTGTTAGGTTGTTACCGACAGATACTGGTCTCACTTCTTATTCCTCTTAGAGATCGCTTTAGCCTTAGCCTTAGCGTCTTCCTTGGACGATGCGCCCCAAGCTCTAAGAGATAATAGGAGTCGGGTAGGCTTCCCATCTTTCATCTCAGCGCCAGGCATATTGCCCATTCTAGATAAAAAGGAGGCCCTTCTGGGGTTGTCACCTGACGACACTGGAGCCTTTAAATTGCCACCAGTTTCTGCATTATACGATGCTCTCCCCTTGGCATTCAACCCCCCAGAAGCAGATTTACCTTCTTTTCGTTGCCAAGCAGGAGATTTCATTTCTTCTTTGCGGTCTTAGCCGCAGCCTTAAATGCCGCCTCAGTAGGAGCACCTTTGGAGCCAACCTTACGCATCTTTTCGCCAGAACCAGCTTTGATGCGCTCTTGTTTGGCATTGATGTTGGCGTATAGACCTTGCTTCATTTCTTCTTCCTTGGTTTGCTCATACCAGCAGAACTCAATGCAATGGCAACTGCTTGGCGAGGATTCTTGACCACAGGGCCACCCTTACCAGAGTGCAAAGTTCCAGCCTTGAATTCCTTGTAGACCTTAGAGATTTTTGCCTCTGCTTTGGTCTTTTTCATTTGCCACGACCTGCTTTTTTCATCATGTTGGTAGCAGTACGACCACCACGGGTAGGCATAGCTTTAGGCTTGCCAATAGCAATCATTACAGTAACGGGCATAGATTTCTTTTTTCCATACTCTTTGGCTTCTTTCTCGCCTTTTTCTGTGTATGGGAATTTCTTGTTTCCAACTTGAGGCATATAAATCCTTATCGAACTAGCTTGGTTGCAATGAAAGAAATGATACCGCCCACTACAGAGGCGATTGCCATTCCGACAAAAAAGCCACCTTTGGACTTGTTTGCCATCTCTAAAAGCGTTTTAATATCTTGGCGAAGTGCATGGACTTCTGCTTGTAAAGCCTCAACTTGGGCTTCTAGCTTACCAAATTCTCGTGGATCAATCTCAGACATTTGATTTCCTTGGACGACCCATCTTCTTAACAGGTACTGGAGGTTGCAAGACTATTTGCTTTTCAAAAGTCTCTTCTTGAACTTCATCAATTCTGACATAACCTTGATGACCTTTCATCGAATCAATATCGTGCTGATAGGTAAAAGTTACTGTGTTGCCACTTTGTAAACATCTAAAGGTTGCCATAAGAACTCCATTAAAAAGGGGGTTATTAGCCCCCTTTTATTAGACCATGCGAACAACAACAATCTTCATTGTTGAAGAGGCCAAGTCAGCGGTTGAACCAGATTCATTCTGGATACGGAACTTGACTGTGTTTGCGGCAGAAACATAACCTGTTACTGTCAAACCAACCAAATCCACACCCAAAGATGCACCGATAACCATGTCACCCAAAGCTACGCCAGGGATTGTTACATCGTCTGTCTCGCCAGCGCCATCGACCAAAGAACCAGCGTTCAATGTGCAAGTTACTGCCCATGTATCGCTGAACAAGCCACGGAACTGGTCGTTACCACGACGAGATACTACTGCTGAAGCGGTTGCCATAATAAATCTCCTTAATGTAAAAATCCCCCCACCCGAAGGCGAGGGGAAAGGTTGTTATCAAGAAGGAACAACCAAGGCAAACATGGAAGAAGACAAAGCCTCACCAGTTGTGGCGGCTGAACGAAGTGCGGCAACGCCATACAAA